CTTCCTCTGTTAGACCAGCAGCCAACAAGTCTTCATCCCGATTGACTTCGGAGATGTAGGCTTGCCAGCACTTGTCGCCTTGGTAGTCTTTAAATCTGTCTTGTGGATTCATAGCACTCTGAAGTTATGGTAGATAGAGCGAGTGGAGAAGCCCCACTGATCATTGTAGTCTAGCTTGGCGATGTAAGTTCTATTCTTTTGAATATGATCCTTGTCTGGATTCGCACCCCAGCATCTTATCTGGGTTATAGCATTGTTAGAATCTACGACTTCAAGAACATAATATGTTTTATCATTTTTTGTTTTTCTAATCGCCACTTTCCGAGGAATAAACCAAGTTACCTTTAAATCAGAGTCAAACTCTGATATTGGAGGGATGCCTGAGTCCATTAGGTTTTTCTGCGTCTCCTCGCTGACTATCATTCTAATGGGAAAAACCCCAGTCAAGGCAGTTAGAGATTCTATCTTTTCCTCAACACTAAATTCTCCCTCCGGTGCATACTTCTTTATATTGTCCAGAAGGTGTTGTTTTTTTCTGGGTCTGTCAACAGCAACGCAAGTCCAAAAATGCTTATCTCCCGTGAACCTATCATCTTGCAAGGTACTCAAAGCGCCTGCCTGACACAATACATCTAGCGCCTTTTTATTTAATTTTGAATAGACCACATCATCATGGAACAAAAACTCCTCAATTTTATTAAACGGTCGATGCTCAAGTATTTGATCCATAGCAGAAGATCCCAAGCCCTTAATCGATGTCAAGGGCTGAATTAGCGTCTTGCCATCATCACTAATCTCCCACACCTTGCCAGATGTATTGACATTCAAAGGCTCAATCTTAAACCCCATAGACTTGGCAACCCCAATAGCTTTTTCTTTTCTGCTATCTGGCTCTTTGTCAAGGAACGCTGCCATCCACTCTGCTGGATAATAGTTGAGCAACCAAGCGCATTGGAAAGACAGGATAGAGTAAGATACTGCATGTGACTTGTTGAAGCCGTAGCCAGAGAAGTACTCAAAGTTATTCCATAGTCCGTTAGCTTGCTCCTCGGTCATCTTCTTGTTGACACAGCCCTTCACAAACTTCTTACGGATCTTTTCCTTCTCTTGTGCACCCTTACCAGTTCCTTTCTTTGTCAGCAACTTGCGAAGTAGATTGCCCTCATCAAGGCTGATATTTTCTCCGAGTTGATGCGCCAAAGATGCAATCTGCTCTTGGAAGATAAGAAAGCCATAGGTCTCCTTCGTTACATCCTTAACTTGCTTGTTTGCATAAAAAACATCTTTCGGATTCTCTTTGGCTTTTACATACTTCTTGTCCACATTAGCACCCAAAGGACCGGGGCGATAGATAGATGTAATAGCTGAGATGTCGATAATATTCTTGGGCTTCGCCTTCTTGCAGAAGTTCTGTGCTCCACTCTCTGTGAACTGAAAGATGCCAGCCCACTTGCCCTTGTGAAAGATGTTCTTATACACCTTAGAATCTTTCAGGTCAATCTTATCTGGGTGAAGATGTTCGTCGTAATAGTCCCGCACATCCTTAAAGGTTGGATTTGGGTTGTTGTGATGCCGCTTAAGGATGTGCCGGATCGCTGTCTCTACCATACGCAGAGATGCCAAACCAAGAACATCAAACTTAATAAAACCTAGAGGCTCCAAGTGGCGAACATTCTGTCCCTCAGACCATGGAGTTTGAATAACTCCCCCACTCCTAATCAGAGGCATGTGCTTGTCTAGGTCTTCGCCCACAACAACCCCACCTGCGTGTCTACTTGTGCTGCGAACCTGACCGTAGATAACCTTAATATGATCCTTGATGTGCGGATACTTTCTTAAATAATTTTGCAGACTTTCAGAGAACTCCATCAACTCATCAAATGTAGGAGTGTACACGCCAGCCTTAATACCATGCTTTGCTTTAGCCTTGGGCGTTGCTTCGGCTACCATGCGAGATGTAACCGAATTCGCCTCCGCAAATGGAATATCATACAATTTGGATATATCCTTAACAAGAGACTTCAGTTGCAAAGTATTAAAGTTGGAGATTGGAACCACGGTTGTAGTCCCCCACTTGTCTTGCATAATCTCTTTGAGTTCCATAGGGCTGGATACATCGTAATCAATATCAGGGTAGTCAGTTGCATCTTTACGAAGGAAGCGAGCGAACTGTAGTCCGTACTTGATTGGGTCAACCTGTGTAATGCCTAGCGCATAAGCCACAAGGGAACCAGCAGCAGAACCACGACCCGGACCAGCCAGTTGGTTTTCCGTTGCTGTGTCTGCAATGGCTTTCATAGTAAGAAAGTATTTGCTAAACCCTCGGTCAGAAATCACAGAGAGTTCTTCCTCTAGTCTCGCCTTATACTCGGAATTAGTTAAAAGCCCAAGTTTATTGAGACTTTCTAGGCTAATTGTCTCTAGCGCAGCATCAGCCGTGTGTCCGTCAGGGACAACGAAAGAAGGCAATCTTACCTCATTATCCGGCATAAAATCTTCGATAAGGTTAAATGCTATGTTGTGCGTCTCAGTAATTGAATCCATAACCAAGTCATCGTCATACTCTACTCCATTTAGTTCTGTGTAGTGTTTGTAGCTTTCCCACATCTGGTCGCCGTTCTTTGGGTAGAGTTCGTAGCCAACTTCCGCTACGCTCTCTGGTAGTTCATCCGACAGCCAAGATGGCTTACCTTTCCCTAGAAACCCTAGTCGCTTGTAGAGTTCTCTGTCTTTCCAAGTCTCTGGGTTTGGGTAGTGGCTGTCTGCTGTAGAGATTAGCTTGATGCCAAACTCCTTGTGCATCTGAATGACCAGTTTGTTGATCATATGTTGTTTCTTGTCAGTGTGCCATTGGAGTTCGCCATACCAGCGGTCACCAAAGATGTCAACCATTCTCTTAGTTGTATCCCTAAACGCATCCTCACAGCCTTCTTGGTCGGTGATACATTCATTCTCGTTGTCCCAGAACTTCCAGAAGTTGGCTGCGTATACGCCGCCCATACAAGCAGAAGCAGCAATGACGCCTTCGCTGTGCTCCTTCAGTACCTCGTAGTCTACTCGTGGATACCGAAAGAAGTATTCATCTGAGTTGGACTTAGAGATCATAGCAAAGATATTATTTAATCCTGTCTGGTTCTGGGCTAGAAGGATAAGGTGTGAGCGTTGGTTTAGAATGCTCTTTGACCTTTTAGTCTCGGCTTCATTCTCAACGGACATAGTTGTGCTGTCCTTGAGTTCGCTGGCTCTTTTCTTGTCTTCCTTAGCCTTGTCTCGCTCTTGGTTCCACGCCTCAAGGCTGGGGATGAAGTAAGCTTCCACACCAAAGATGGGCTTGAAGTTCTTACCCTCTGCTTTCATCTTCTTGGCGTGTAGGACTTGATATGCCATACCGTTCATGTTGCCGTGGTCTGTCAAGGCTAGAGCCTCGCAGCCATTCTCATAGGCATAGTCCATGTGGTCTTGTGGGTAGCCGAGCGCATCAAAAGGCGATCCTGCTACTGAATGTGCATGTAATCCTACAAATGGTATGTTACTCTTTTTCAATCTCTTCTCCTATCCTGTGAAACAGTTTACCTTTCAAAAGTGAGTTATGCCTATGTATTCTATGGTCTGAACCAAGATAAGCCCTTAATTTATCCCAGCTATCAATGTTGTAGTATTCAGCAAGACTCACTACTTTTGCCCCATTAGTATCTCCTATTCCAAATACATTGTCAAGTGAAAAATATCTTGCTGAGTATCTTTCTTCTAGTGGTAGCTTTTCTGAAGGATATTCACCTGCTGGAGTCGGCTTGTATGCTCCCGTGGAGGTTTTCTTTAGGTGATCTCTGTACTCTTTGTACTCTTCTTCGTCAAATGTAAAGCCAAGATACTCACCATCCTTGACAGTCTCGCCATTGTATTCTAAATAAAAAGACTGTTCAGAGTAGATTGCTTTTCTATGTTCTCTTAAAATAGACGGATTATAAACGCCATATGGAAAGGCTATATAATATTTGAATGGCTTAAGCCACCTACTCATATTCGCCGATACTCTAAAGGCAGTGTTGGCTCCATGAAGGACGCTCCAAGATAAGCAATCCCTCTTGTCTCTGTCGTTTGGGTGAACAGGCACATAATAAATTGCGATGCGCTTGTTGTTTTGCTTGATGTGTCCGGGGTCGTGCTTCCTAAAAATATATACTGGGTCTTGGACATAATCACCCAAGCGAGACTTTATTAGCGGCTGGGCACCGTCGTTGGCGACAATCCATATGGTTTTGCAACCAGCAAACGCACATTCCAAGACTGCTCTTTCGATAGCAAGATAGTTTGGTCCGATTGGCTGCAAGCAGTCACTCCAAGGAAATCCAAAGTCTAGTGGCTGGGATGCTACAGGAATAATACCAGCCAAGTGTTTATTGTCTATAAGCAAGATAGGTACCGTTCGCCTCTATCGCAAAGTATTGTTACAACTATTCCATTTGGATTGTTTTGTTCAATCCACCTTTCTGATGCTAACACATTTGCCCCCGAACTTATACCCACGAGTAATCCTCTTTGGTGGAGTTGTTTCATTCTTTTAATGGCATCATCAGTCTTTACCAATAATACCTCATCTACCTTATCCAAGTCAACTAAAAACTTTGAGCCATCTCCGATACCTTGGATACCATGTAACCCCGGCTCACCGCCACTCATTACAGGAGACTCTGCTGGCTCTATGGCTAGAGTTTTAATGTTGGGGTATCTCTCTTTTAGTCTGGCTGAAACTCCCATTAGGGTTCCGCCTGTACCTGTGCCGTCTAGGAATGCGGCGACTGGTAAGCCCTTGGTCTGCTCTAGTATCTCTACGCCTGTGGTTTCATAGTGGCAAGCGATGTTATCTAGGTTGTGAAACTGGTTGAAGTTAAAGAAGCCGGGGTCTTTACAGATCTTATCCCTAAGACCGATTGAACCGTCAAAGTCACCGGGGTCTGTTTGTATAACTTCCGCTCCGAACATACGCATCATCTGCTTGCGTTCTTCGCTCATGTTCGAGGGCATTACAATGATAACTGGGTATCCTTTGCTAGCTCCGAACATAGAGACAGCGATACCAGTGTTGCCACTAGTAGCCTCCACAATAGTGTCTCCCGGTTTTAGATCGCCCCTTTCCTCTGCTTTCTTAAGAATATAATGCCCTATCCTATCCTTAATGCTTCCGCTTGGATTGTATGTTTCAAACTTCGCATACAATCTATCGCCAAGCTTAATCAAGGGAGTATTTCCTACCAGCCTGTCTAAGTTCAATTTAACCGCCCATCATTGAGGCACCGCCTTCTGCGCCGCCACCCATGTTCTCCATTAACTTTTCAATCATCTTCATCATAATCATCATCATGATTAACTTCATAAGCTTTTCCATATCCATCTGACCGGATTCGCCCATCTGACCCATTTCGGATCCACCGCTACCAATCTGAAGACTTTGCTCTGAACTCATGTTCTGAAAAGAGCTGACCTCATTTGTAATATTAATGTTGATAGACTGACCGTCTTTGCCTCCATCGGGTGTGCCACCCATTTCAACACCTTGATCGTTATTGTTGTTTGCTGGTGCTGCACCGTCTGATGGCGTCACTCTCTGACTTGATGCTGGGGCTGCTGCGGGTGCTCCGCCTCCGCCGCCTGAACCAACTGCTCCTGCACTTGACATCCTTCTCCCTCCTTTACTTGAAGATAAGGCTAACAAATTAGCCTCCTTATGTAACTACAACCAAAAAAGAGTTTTTCATTATCACGCAACATTTGCTCTTCGTCCATATCAATACAACTAACATATTCTGTTAAAAGTTATATTTCTAAACTATAGCCCAAGTTTAAACTAGTGTTAACTCTTTTGCAAGAACTATTCACATCTTGACAGTCGTAAAGTATTGTCTCAGCGCAGGCTGTGTTAACTGCAACATTATCCAATTCTTCTTCCAAAACAATCTTGTATCTTTCATATACTTTCCTTTCAGCACTAACCAATAAAAGACCACGACGGACTTGCTTTGTCGGATTGCTTTTGCTTAAGCCAGCCAAGGATCCATCAAAGCCATTGGCTTTCATAACCGAGGTTGTCTTCATTCTACAAATAGTGTCTGAGTAGTCAAATGAGTTCAATTGCTCTCTTGTCAACACGGATCTGCACATGACATCTCTATCTTCTGCTCTAGTCCCATTTCTTTCGCTTGGGTAAACAAATATTTCATTCACAAAGTCATCTTCAGTTTGAATATAGTCTATACTGTTTTTGTTTGAGTGTCTTAAATATAAATTGTCATAAACTTCATAGAATACATTTTCTTTTCTTATTTTAAGACCTGTGATGTTTTCTGCGTTGAAAATGTGCAGCTTATTAAAAGTATATGAATACTTTCTAGCACTTGAAAAGCACTCTACGGTATTGTCTCCAACCTTTATATTATTATATGGCACAGAATTAAGTGTCAGCCCTGCCAAAGATAAACAAAAGATTAAATTATTTTCAATCTCTGACTTTGTTACACCAAATTGCTTTGTCCCACCTACCACTCTCAAATCTTTAGGCTTGTTTTCAAAGCCTATCAATTCTAATGGAAGTTCAGTAGGGCAAAAGTCGAACTGGTTGTTCTCCAGTTCCTTGTTTAAAATGATTGGATAATCGTTGAGATAAGAAAAAAGCAGAGAAGAAAGAGAGTGACCTATTACAATATTGTTGCAGTTTGTGGTTGGTGTTTTGAAAACCATTTAGTTTGCTTTTTTATAAGAATTATTAACTTTGTCTTTTTCCATAAACAGCTTAGGAGTATCGTAACTATCGTTTTTATACTTGTTAGACTCTTTTATATCATACATATTAAAATCTTTTAACACTTGATCTTTTGCTTTATCAGAGCTAACATATTTTATTAGATAATTTATTTTATCACTCTCATCTGCAAACACAGGACCCGCTGTTGCCATAATACCAGCAATAACAATAATAGCAGTTTTCATCAAAATTCACCTCTTCACAAAAAAATAAGGCACTCTGGGGTGCCTTTCTGCCACTTGTGCGGCTTCGATTGTAAATAGTACTTAAGTATATAAAAAGACATTATTTATTCATCTTCTACAAACATTCCTACAACATAGTTTTCAAGAACGATTTCGTGCTCATCCCCCGCCACACTTACACTCTCAACCATGGATGCGTCAACAACAACTTTTGCCCCTTGTTGATAAAGGAGCTTATTGTAAATTCCATCGCGCTTACAATCTGCTGCCGAAGCCAGAACCGTTGCCATAACATACTTATCTTTGGGAATTACATAGCCCTCGGGCAAAAGAACCCCGCTATTGTCTGCATCCTCTTGCTTTTGGGTTTGAATTAGTAGGTATCTATTTTGTGGATTAAACTTCATCTTGCCCCCTAGTATGGAACCTTGGCTACTTTTTCGTACATGTCAAGCAATTGCTCAATGTCCTCATCGTTTTTCAACATACGATAGGCACGGATGGCAGAAGACATTTCCTCTTTACTAAGCCACCCATTCTGAACATAGCTCTTCTTAAGATCCTTGCGATGCTCTTGGTAGGGCAACATCTCTGCTTCTACTTCAGCGAGGGCACGAATAAAGTTTCCAATATACTCTTGTTTAGTTTTGTCGTCAGACATTCTTTCCTCCGGTTGTCTAAGTTACATATACATAATATACATTTCTGCGAAAATGTCAAGCACTTTTTTACTTAATTTCACATGCGCCGCCAGCGCAAGCTAGTTCGCCTGATAGGTCTGTGTTGTCCTCTACTTCAATAACTTTTGTCAAGTCTACTTCCTCTAGGGTCGCCAGCATAACCTCGTAGGTTTCCTTAGAGCAGTCCTCAAACGGAGCTTGCTTGTAAGTGCCTCCGTCATAATTCAACACAGATAAACCATTATAAACGCCTCGGTTCTCCCACATCCACTCGCCAACATCAGCCCATTCTGCCTCCTTGATTGAGATCGTAGCAGACACATTATGCGTGTTTTGTCCACTTCTCGTTCCGGGCTTAACCCACTCTGAACTTATCTTGGCTACTCTTTTTAAAAGCTGAAGGGCGCTTTCCGTTCTCATTATTGCACCCTCTGGTGCTTTTTGTGGCACAGAAATAACTGCCGTGTCGTGTGGTCTGAAATACTCGTCCAAGACCATATCTGGGTGGTAGATTGACAAATATGTATAGATTGCTTCGTTCTTGCCTACGCGCAATCTGCGAATGTAATAGTCGTTATGCCATGCATGAATTCCACTAGATGTGCCCACTGTTAAAGAAGTAGTTCCCGCTGGCTTAACTGTGGTTGTTCTGGCTGCTTTCTTTACCCCGATGAGCTTTGCAACTCTTTCGTTTTCTATCTTAACCACATTGCATGCTTCGGTCGTGTCCAAATTCAGTATTTTTCCAGAGGCGATTCCAGTCATGCTGACGCCTATTAGTGCCTCTTTTTCCGTCGTCCTTCTCCAAATATCTCGCAGGTAATGGAAGTCGGTGTAGCCTGCTTGCAGTGTTCCGATAAAGGCAGCGGCTCTCACACGGCTATTCAATTCTCCTTGGCTCTCAACATCGCTTACATTTACCTCTGTTAGATTACAGAACTGATATGGTCGGAGTGCGATTTCACAACAAGGGTTGGTACCCCAGTCTTTGTCATTAGAAAAATAAAATCCCGGCTCTCCACTACCGGACTCTTTCACTCTCTCCCAAAGATCTTGGAAGTATTCTTTGGTGATTCGATGGCGAAGAAGCACAACAGAGTTATTCGCTCTGCCTCGCTGTGGTGCTGTCTCCCACCAGTTACCAGTCTTGGCAGCGATCATTTCGTTATCATCAGCAGAGAATAGAGAGATAAGAGCGGCGCGGCGGATGCCTCCCGCAAGAACTGCATCAGCGATGTGGCAGATCATGTCGTGGGCTTCAATCGTAGTGAGCTTATCTCCATTTTCTTTGGCTTCAAACATGCCCTGAAGTTTTACTAGACACTCTTTAAGGGGTTGTGGACCCGGAGCTTTGCCACCAGAGGTAACAAGTCGAGCACCTTTTGGGCGAATATCAGAATAGTCGAATCGAAGTTTTGATCCGCCTTTGAAATACGATTGGACCAAAGCCTTAACTGCATCTGCCCAGCCTTCAATAGAGTCATTCACCAAGAAGCGGCGTGTTCTTTTAGAAACAGGCTTTTGAATCTCTGGTAGTTTTTCTACATGGTGTTTCTGTACGCTGTACCCAACCCCTGTTCCTCCCAAAAGCAAGAACATGATCTCACTGAACACTCTCCAGTCATCGATAGGCGCGAAGGCGCAGTTGTAAATTCGATTTGGCGCTACTTCAATTGGCTTGCCACCAAACTGCATGGAGCGCATGGAGGGTAAAACCTTTTTGTCATACACCATTTGGTAGGCAGTATTAATTTCACCTTCAAGTTCTGGGTATTTTTTTATGTGCATAGCTTTATTTCTATCCACGATCTCTGCCCATGTTTCTCTGCGCTCTTTTTCGGGCAAATATCTTGCATATTTCATATGCACCGTGATATCAGATAATATATCTCTCGCTACTTTATCTTTGTCTGTCATTCGTTTAATCCCTTTTATTTTTTAAATTCTTTGTAGTATTGATTAATTTTTTCTTTTTGTTTTTTTGCGTCTGGTTTTTGAGAGGCGTCTTCTAAGTCACTCTCAATCACCCTAAGCTTAATGTTGGATGTGTCCATGGATATGGTGTATGGTATACCATCCCTTCCGTTTCTATTTTTAGCAATAAAGATCTTGCCTCTATTCTTAGCTTTGTCTGTAATTGTCCTCGACAAAGAAAAAATAAAGTCTGCCACGAAGCACTTATTGAAAGACTCAGAAATGGCTTCCATGGTTATCAACTCGGCATTAAGACCAGATCTATTTGTTTGTGATGCTGTCCAGACCGGACACTCGCAGACTTGAGCTATAGCCCTAAGTTCCTCATAAATTGATTCAAGGTCATGTCTCTTTTCGTTGCCACGAGGAGCATTAACTGGTTTTAGCAAATCTCCGTAGTCAACTATAATCATATCGATTGGAACACCCTGTTGCTTAAGTTTATCCAAGTGTGCTCGTATCGTTGAGGTACTAGCAGATTTTGTTGGATACTCTTTAATTATAACATTCCCATCTATATCTTTAACTTTTTCGTAAATTTGTTCCTTAAGGGAGAACAAATCCTTTAGATGTACACCTGTTAGACAGCTATCATATCTTTGTCCGATGGTCGTATGTGACAATTCCAAGGTATAATGAATAACATTTAGACCGGCTTTTACTGCTTGCGCCCCAAGATGTACCAGTACCATAGATTTACCAGCCCCAGTTGGAGCAATAACAACACCCAACTCTCCATTGCCTAGCCCTCCTTTGCAGATCTCATCGATCTTATCCCAGCCAGTTGTAACTGGGTTTCTTGCTTTGAGCATATATCTTTCTTCGAAATCTTTCTTATAGTCGTAACCATAATTATTATCTGCTCCGAGCTTAATAGCATCATTAATTACATTACTGATTTCGTCAAAGGAAGAATTATTAAGCAATTTAACTGATTTCATCATGGCTTCTTTCAGTTTTTGCTTCTTGCAAAAATCTAAAGAAGTCTCTTTTACATATTCACAGTCACGCAAAATCTCCACATCAGTCAGAGATCTTTTGAAATAATCGGCTATCTGCTCTTGCACCGCCTCATCGTCACTAGATATATCAGATTTGATAATTGACCCAAGAACCTTCAAGGATGGGTGAGTGGTGTACTTTTCTTTGTACTCGTAAATCTTAGATACCAACACCTGTAGGTATTTTAGCTCCAAAAAAGACACATCAAGTACCTCGCCGATCTGGTCGCAGAAAGGTCTCTCCGTCATAATCAAGTATACTAATTTTTCTTGAAAATCTTTTCCATGATTAGAAAAGCTTGCTTGCTCCATTAATTACCTTCCTTGCTCTGCACTACCATTTTTCTAAATAAAGCAAACAAATCTGCCAAGTCATATGCACCAAAACCGTCAATCATCATCATAGTCTGAATGCCTGTCTTATTAAACATTAGCTTTGGATCTCTTAACATCGCCCTAATATACTGTGCACTTTGGGCTGAGATGTTGGGGGCATACAACTGCATCATCTTGTAGTTCTTTTCAATCAGTTCTCTCTTCTCAACGATGTTCTTAAAAACCTTGAGTTTGCTGTCAACACCTTCGGCATACTCAACTAGCTCTTGTATTGTGTATGATTTTTCCTCGGAAAGGAAAGGAAATCGCTTAGATACAGTCGGTAAACCCGCTCCGCCGATGCCGGGAAGGTTGTCACTCTTGTCACCTGCGATTGCCCTAGCAAGTGCGAAGTTTGTTGGGTGGATATCATACTGCTCTAGGATTCTCTTTTTGTTAAGAATCTCTTTCTGAATTGGTCTGTACAAGATGGTTGAGTCGTCGCACAACTGAATAAAATCCTTGTCGGAACTTAGAATAATTTTGTGGTATTCCGACAGGGCTTGAGACTGAGAGACTAGGGCGATAATATCGTCAGCCTCCACATTCTCAACATAAGACTGCATAATTGGCATCTCATTTAGATACTCGATCAGCCTTTGTTGTTGCCAGTTTTTATTGTCTTCCTGCTCGCCAGCAGTCATGTTGTGAATATCCCTGTTAAGACGAACGGGTTTGCGACCAGCCTTGTAGTTCTTGTCAATGGACTTGCGTTTTTGAGAGCCACCGTCCCAAGCGACAAAGATTAGGTCTGGGTTGATTGTTCTACAAACAGATTGAAGGGATTTTAGAAATCCCTTTGTTCCTCCGATTGGTTGCCCATTAGTTGATAGGCTGGGGTCTACAATATAGTTCCTCATAAAAAGGTTTAACGCATCTATGAGGAGTACTCTTTTCTTAGTCATTACCTTGCTCGTTGTTGAGTTCTTTTAGTATTGCTTCCAATTCTTCTTCGAGCTTTTCTTTGTCTTTTTCGCAGTCATAATCTTCACTGATTAGTGAATCAATAAAGTAAAACGCCTCTTGAATTAACTCTTCCTTGTTTTCTAAAAGATGCCTTAAGCGATTTAGTCGTTCCACACTACAGTCCTCCTCCTATACATATAGGGGATAGCAAAAGAAAAAGCTAAGTTAATTTAAATCAGCCTTGCCCACGGAAAGCGACCGCTGTACAGATAAGGGTCAAATCCTCTCGCTTTATAGATCGATATTTTCTTTAAGTTTGCTTTGCCAGAATAGAAATATACTTTTGTCACTTCTTCTTTCTTAGGCTCAGATGCTTGAGCACTTCCAATTATTCCCATAGTCATCAATAGTGCGAAAATAATTTTTGTATTCATTTTGTTCTCCCATTTATTAATTGTTTGCTTATAATAACTATATTTTAGGAGAAAGTCAAGTGATTTTTAGTGGCGGTGGGAATATTTTTTCTTTTTGTATTTCTTGTATTTTTTGTACTTTTTCTTATACTTCTTTTTATACTTTTTCTTTTTATAATACTTTTTCTTGTAGTTCTTTTTGTAATACTTTTTCTTGTAGTGTGCATGCCCCTTGTACTTATGGGGATGACTATGATAGTGGCTGCTGTGAGTGTGCCAGTAGTGGTCATAGTATTCATAAACTACTTGGTATGAAGGGTACACGATGTAGTATTCTTCATGCTCGTGGTGCGAGTTGTGAGTGGAGTGGGCGAAAGCACATCCTGACAGGAGTGCTAGAAACAAAGCTAGGGTGATAATTCTTTTCATGTTAACCTCCGTTCTTTTGTTAGACGAAATTTAGAAAAGTTTATTCACTCTTTTCTTCATAAAAATCTTCAGCCTTACCCAATCGCTGGTCGAACTTCTGAATGACTTCCTCATCCATAACATCGTAAACACGCTGCTTGAAGGCTGGATCTGCCATCTTTTGTTCCCACTTCGAAGGCTGAAACTTTTCTACTTTGCCATCGCCCATTTCCAAAGAATACCAAGCGCCAGAGGAGGTCATATACTTTGAGCCTTTGATTGCCTCAAACAAACTTTGGTCATCTTGTACACCGATGTCATCGGTACCCCAAAGAATCTTAAAGTTGCATTGGCGACCTTGGGTTCCAAACCTACTCTTCTCCAGTTTAACCTTAACCTCAGAGCCAATACGGAAACCACTTTCATCTGTGATGTAAGCAGCCTTAGCCTTGCGACCTGTCAGCCAGACACGCAAAGAATATGCGTAGATCATAGCCTTGCCACCGGGAGTGACATATGGGGTGGTCAAAGCCTCCGCTGGTCTATTGGTAATGTTAGTCTTCAGCTGGTTAAGTACCAAGAATGTTGATTGACTATTGGCAATCGGAACAGTCAACTTTGACATGCCTTTAGCCAAGATTCTTGCCTTTACTGCCATGGAAGACTGTGGATTAAAGTCTCCTTCCACATCGGAAATAGCAGGTGTAAGAGCAAGAGAATCCCAGATAAAAAGCATCCGATTTTCATTATTAGCCAAAAGGTCTTCGATAGTTTCGAGTACAAACTCAACAGACTGAGCTTGAACATATAAAAGAGTACTGACATCACATCCTGCCTTTTCTAAGAACGCAGGATCAATAGCAGACTCAGAATCAAAATAAACTACATCAATACCTTTCTTCTGAGCGTTGGCTGCGACTTGTGCCGCCAAGAATGACTTACCTGTTGCTTCAAGACCTGCAATCTCCGTTACTTTGCCGACTGGTATACCGGCTAGCTTTCCTTTACAAATAATAGAATCTAGCCACCTAGACCCTGTGGGAATCCAATCCGTAACTTCGGTTGGGTTTTCCTCATTTAGGTTATGTGCCACAGTCATACCCGCTCGCTTATTAATCAGCTTACGCATATCAGCCATGGACAATTTACCTGCTACTTTTGCCATAATATCTCCTATGCAAAAAAGTAGGGGGCTTTCGCCCCCATTGATTAAAGCAATTCATTAAGAGCGGCCTCAACATCATTTGATGGCTTGGCATACTTACTTGTTTCTTCAGAGTTTGATTCAGGGTCTAAATCTGAATTCATTGCTTCGTCAAGGATCCTAGCTACATCATCAGATGTTTTTCGCTCGAACAAAGTGTCGAAATCTGGCACTTTGTCGATAAGCTCTTTGCAGTCCACATCGTCATCTTCACAAAGAGGAGACGACTTGCGGCGGGGTGTCAAAGAGGTCTTGGGATAGAGCATTCCCGGATCTTTGGCATACTTCAAAACAAGGTCTACGCCGTCATCTGCATCAGTAATATCGCCAAAGTCCGGGTTAAGCACAAGGCTTAAGAGTTCTTGGTACACAGTTTTGCTGTAACCCCATACTCGTACCCCTTCTTTCTCTTCTCCGCGAACAATCACTGGAGAGAAGAATCGTTGGCGAGCAAACAACTTCTTTGCCATATTGATACTTTCTGTATCTCCCTGATTAAACAACTTTGTAGCAAAGTCACATACAGGGCAGTCATCACCGAAGTTGCGCTTCGGACAAAGAAAGCCATTTTGCTTTCCAACATTATAATGGAAGTGAAACTCCTTAAATGGATCTCCATCCTCCGATGGCAGAATACGAACTGTGTGTTCGCCCTCTGTCAATTTCCAAAAATCAGACTTGCCACCCTTTCCGTTATTTTGGGCAGCAGCCAATTTTGCTTTCATTTTCTTAAGATCAATTCCCATTAGTTCTCCTTTATCAAAGTTATGTGTGTATTCTATATCACTGTTTTTGGTTTGTCAACACTTTTTTTTATTATTGTATCTGATTACTTCTTGCGACGAAATAAGCGTATTTCTGCTCGTAATTGGTGGGAAAGACGCCATAAGTTATCTTTACATCTTCCATTTGTGGCTTTTCTAAAATTTGCTCTTTGATGTTGTTTAGAAGTTTCTTGTCAGTCTTCAACTCTTCTTCAGGGATTGCATAGTAATATGACTTTTCCTTAAGGTTATCTAAGTCAAAAAACGGGCTTTCTTCTCCTGTGTCGGGGTTTAGAATCCCAAAGGTTGCCAATCTGGTTGTTTCATTTGGCTTAGAGAAGGTCCCTATGATTTTCTTTTGGTTCCTAAACACATTAACCATATGAATTGTTGACACAAGCACCTCATTCAAAAAGTCATAATATCCCATAATAGGTGCTCCGTCAATGATTTTGTCCAACAGAGCGTTGTCAACCAGATACATATTTTCAAATACTCCTGATCTTGCATATTCTTGGAGAACTTTGTAGCAGGTTTTTTCTTGCAGAGTCCTCAACTCTGACAAGGAATCCATATCGGGTCTGATGTAGAGAATGTTTATTTTTGTTTTCTTGCGAAGATATTCCAAGATGCGTAAAGCGGCACCGGATATAATTGAAGCACCAGACACAACGAAGAGTGCCTCGCCCTCTATGTTGTTGAACCTATTAGACAAATTGGGTACTTTGCTTTCATATTGCTCTGGGTGGTCGCACTCGTCCAATTCAATAAACCGAGAAGTACCAATGTCTTCTGGTAATTCCCAGTCGATTGTATACCCATTGTATTGGGGGTATTGCAAAAACTTACTTACGATATTGTGCCCAACGGAGCCTAGCCCCACTATTGTATACATAACTCTTTCATCTCTCCGAAGTTTTTTCCTGCCGACACATTTACTTTGAATACGCCAAAGGGTGTATTTGAGAACTCTTTGACTAACATGTTTATCACACTTAGATCTTGTTTGTCAAGGTCTAAAACGATACTGTCATGAATAATAAATGCAATGTTTGATTTTAAATCTTGCAGTGCTTCTTTTATCAAAAAAGCCCTGTCCATAATCAAATCACTACATGTGCTTTGAATGATATAATTCAATGAGTGATACTCATCGCTTTCTATTTCTCTTTTGTAATAGTTTTTTACAGACTTACCATCCCAATATTCATTCATTACTTTCTTTCTGTCATAGTGCTTGTCCAAGGCTTTATCTTTAGAATTAGGATTGTAAAGCCATGAAAAGATATTCTTCTTTGCTTGATCTCTACTAATGCCCCCCTCGTACAAATTCTTAATGTTCCAGTCGTGAATGTCCCCATCTGGTTGGGACATGCCAAGCAAGCCTATCAACACCCTTAGTTCCGCCGCATTGTAATCTAGTTCAACAAACATGTCGTTGTTTGGCTGAAGTACTTTGCGAAACCTTTTGTCCATTGTCAAAATAGGAAACGAATTCTTCTTCGTTGTTAGCCTGCCTGTTTTAGTGCCAAATGGATTATAATTGATATAGGGATAAGTGGACTGAAGTCTCTTGTGAAGCTCTCTTGCTCTTGGATTCTCGTAGTTTTCTTTGAGAACGTCCAAATTAAGGTTTAGTTTTTGATTGGAGATTTCGGTTACCATAGATACAATGCTTCTTTGCAAGCTGTAATTCTCTGGCTTAGGATAGTTTTCCAAGACATGCTCTGTTATTTTATTTTTTACCTTGCATAAGTCTATAAGGTATTGCTCTGGGATTAAATCATAAAAACAATTTTGATTCAGATCTATCTTGGCAACTTGAAATGACTTGTAGAAAGCTCTCATTTTTTTCCAAACTGCTTCCAGCTCTTCCTTATATTGGGGTGGGCATATCTCGTGTAGTGTTTTACCGCCACAATATATCTGGGCAAACTGAATTTTTTCATTTTCTAAAAAAGAAGAAAATGACCAAGTTTTAGACAAATTAGAGGGAATATGGTCGTGCACCAACTGTCCTTCGACATAAATGCCCACACAATGCTCTTTTTCATCTAATGCTTGAAATAACAAATTATTCCCAATTCATCTGTAATTTAACTCTGTCATTAACATAATCTAAAGCACCCTCAAAGTCAAGTGAATTGTAAATTTGCTCTATTTTTTGAAGCTCTTTGGTTGTCAAAGCATTTGACTGATTTACGCCAATCTCATCTAGCTTAATTCTGTAATATATTTTAAGCCAAGTTAAATTGTCGTATTTTGATTGAAATGAATCGTAGGTTATTTTTTCCCTTGGTACCGCTTTTTTGTTAGCTTGCTTATCAGGTGGGCATTTTAGTGTGCCGAAAACAGGAACACTTTCCATATAATTCGGAGAAATTGCTAAAAAAGACTCATACATTTGCCAGATATATGCTTTTAAATTTTGTATGTCATATTTGTAAGTTTTAACAAAGCAGGTATCAAATACCGTTCCTTTGCTTAGATTATATTTAGCCATATATTCTTGCATTTTAGACGAATTCAAATTAGCCACCAATCGCCATGGAGTATTTTTGTCTACAAAAAAACCATACTCAGCTGCCAATAACAAATAAAATTCAAAATTTGGACTCTTAATAAATTTATTAAATTTAACGTAGTCAAGCCCTGCATCATCAGACGATATTTCGATGCATAGCCCAGTTGTCGCTGGGTTGTAGTATTTCGATGCTATCAGCCCGCTTTTTGTTATTGGCATTTTGCTTCCCATGCTTGGATAAAAATCATCAAAAAGAATTCTCATGAAATCATCGATGTTTTTTACTAGGTCCTTGTTGTTTTTTGCGAATAAATTTTGCTTAATAAAAACGTCTGTAATATCCTTCATTCTTCTGTCATAGAATATGTGAGGATTCTCAAAAGATTTTTTTGCATCCCAATCTGTGGAAAAGAATTGATCTTTTTTTATTGTTTTTCCATATTCATTTTTAAACGCCTCTCTAAAGTCCCTGAAGGCGTGTCCAACAAAGTTTAAACAAAGAATATTATTTGATTTTGTACTGCTAATTTCTTTTAAATAAAATTCATTCACATGAACAGTGTCATTGTCTATGTTTAGTCTGCCATACATGATATTTTTTTTATCAATAAAGTCATATGATTCTACCGTGCTTGGAAACACACTATCATACGTCTGCCTTATCTCAAACATTTCTTTAGAATTGGCACTGGAGCTATTTTTTATTGTTATTCCCTCATATTTGTCTGTCATTGTTTACTTTAGCTCCTAAAAGTATGTAAATTCTGCCGATTTAGAACTGTAGTTTGTTTTTTGGCTTGCCGGTGCGATCATTATGGCTGTTATATTCGTTCTCCATACTGGGTAATAATTGTGCTCGACCCTAGAGACCATGTAATAGCCCCCCAGCCCCATAATATTAGAAACTGTACCCTTTTGCATTGGATTTCCCAGTCCTGTTATGGTGGGATCTAGGTATATATTTTTTCCAACAGACATTAGATTGTTTCCTACAAATTCAGCATTAAGGTCAAATATAGTCCACAATTGCTGTGTCGGCGTTCCTTGCTCAAGGTTACGCACAACCGCCAAGCCCTCTCCAATGTTGGACTTTTGAAAACTAAATGTTTTCAATAGCCCCCTGTCAGAACCAATATAAAAGTGAGGGATACCCGATGCGAGATTGTAGTAGTACCTGTCTTCATCATTAATTAATTGTGATTCATAAGAAAGAGAATCGCTATAATATTGTTCATCATATAAGATATAGTATTCGTGGTGTGACGATGCGTTTTTAGCATAGTAGGACTTCCCCTTTACGGGAGATAATTTCGTAGATCCAAAAGATTCCTTATTATCTGATAATCCTTCCGGGACATTGACCAACCTACGAACAAGCATTGGATAATAATCTAGCCCGATTTCATCGAAAGTCTTACGACGCAAGGCTGCGAATCCAAATTGAATTACGTAATCTTTTACAAAAGACATTAGTGGCATTGTTTTTACATCTTTTTCAAGTTTGGTTTTTGTAAACCACTGGTTGTAAAAGGATACCGCTATTGGCAATTTTGCAAGATTAAAAACTGAGACTTGTTTACCTTTTATAAATTGGTAGGCGACATTATCAAAAAGAAATGAAAATTTTCTCGCTTTCATTCTATCAAATATTTCAGGGTTCACGGACAATATTGCCTCAATTAGATCTCCAAAATAAAAATAACTTATATCCCTTTCATCACCCTGATACGTGGCACCGCCAGTGAGGCTGGCAAAAATATCATCCAAAGTCATCGAAGGAACATTTGAAGCTTGATCTCCCAAGTCTTTTTTAAAATCCGCATTGTTGTCACTAGGGGAGCATCTGTTCGTGCTAAAATAATAGTTTCCTTCCGATATTTTATCAACAAGTTCTGCGTTAAATGTTCTTATTTTACCAAAATTTGTCATCCACTCGAATGCGCTTGACATGAGCTTTTGCTTATCAATAGCAGGTTTTGTGTCCTCTGGGGCTTCTTGTGCAGAGTCTTCTGGTTCTTGGGGGGGTTGTGCTGGTGTTTTTTCCCCAACTATTGGCATTGGTCCCCCGAATAACGGCATCTTTTTTGTCTTTCTGGGTGTTGCAAAAATATCGTTTCTTTTATCGGAAAAGTAATTTATATTTGAACTTTTATAATCAACTGATACCTTTAGCATGCCGTTCGGCTCGAAGCTCAAGTCATACCCCACCATGCCCAGCACCAGCACTCTTTCATGTTTTTTCAAAATATTCCTAATTTCAGTATCAAAAGTTGGTGCATGCCCATCTACTTGATATCCGACTTTTAGAACTATGTCATACTTGTCCCTATCAATTGCTTCGCTAGAACTGGTGTCCTTAAAGGCAAAAAGATCTGCATAGCGAAAAGTTTTGTTTTGACCGTAGACCCTCTCAACAACTAGCGCAGCAGCATTTCCAAAAACAAAATCTATTTTACATCCTAATAGGCTCTCTGCGACTGCTGGGTTCTGTTCGTCGTATACAAAAGAGACGCTCTGAATTCCTATATCGTCTCCCCTTTGTCTTGCGTTACCATATATGTTTTCAGCATAATTTCTTCCGTCGTAAGAGTAGGGAATAAAAATTTCCTCTTTTATTTTTCCATCGGGGCTCCTAATGATTTTGTAAAATTCTATCTTTGGCACTAAGTTTGCTAAATCAATATTGTCTATTTTCAGAAGCTTTAAAAGGTCCTCTGATTCCGGCATATCCAGACGAGATGGTGGGGAAGATATTTCTTCCGTGCCGGAAGACATTATATATTTTGTTGGAGGATTCTTAAAATGCTGTTTGGCATTCAGCAAGAGAAACGGCAGCGCTGCCATTAATAAATGCTGTTCATCATATTTATTTGATGGCTTTGAATTAGAAACCATTCTACACTCCGTACATGTTCATTACTCTTTCTAGAGGATGGGGAATAAAAACTAATTGTCCAAACTTCAATGACGACTCTGTTGGCAGCTGGTTGAAAAACGCAATTACCCACCAAAGTGTTGAATCTCCGTAATGTAGATGCGCCAATCTGAAGTACCGATCTCCGTATTTCCAAGTATGCCCAATAATGTCAAGCTCTCCAATCTGCTCTTGCGTTGGGAATTTTAAAGACCGTGTTCCGAATTGCGTTACTTGCCTCACTCCACGGTCTTTAAAAATGGTATTGTATATTTTGCTATTATTGACAATTATGTCTGTGTTTTCATATCTTGAAGTCATAAATTTAAACCTTCTTTATTTAGCCGCCAAAAATAGCACCTGCTCCGGCATCGAGCAGAGCCGGGATAACGCCAATTGCTTGTGGCGATCCCGGTGCGGCACCTCCATTTGGCGCTGTGTTGTCATAGTCTACTGTTGCATTTATGAATCCATCAGCCGCTCCACCAATTAACCCACCTATCATAGCATACTCTTCTTGAAAATTACTCCCTTCCCCGAGCTTGCATCCATAGAATCTTCCTATGTCTTCACCACTACCTATTTCAGGGAACAATTCAGCAAGAAATCCTGTCGATGCTTTCCAGCCAAGATCGTAATCATGCATTACGTTAAATGCAAAAGTTATTTCAATAACTTTTGGATATATAAAATAATAATAATCGACATCTTCTCTTTCAGATTCTTTAGCATCTTCGTATGACCCTTCATCAAACTTAGGGGTAATTGTTGCAGAGGAAACCCACCCAACGAGAAAACCGCCTTCTACAACTGATCCATAACTTTGAAGAAGTTGCATATGCTTTATTGCCAATAGTGGTGGGGAGGCTATTGTCTTATATCCATTTACTTCTGCGTATGTCGGATAAAACATATTTGTTAAGCTTACCCTTTCACACCCTCCCCGACCGAGCGTTTTTTCATAATTAAATCTTGCTTCCTCTAAATCTGCGCTTACTATTTTGAAAGTAAGTTGTATGGTCCTTTTTGTGTTTGTGTATCCCGGAATTGGGTCAGCCCTACCATAAACGTCTTCGTTTGCCCAAGTCATATTGTAGTTGTTTGAAAGAGAAGTCATCATTGCATACAAACCAACTGTTTTTTTACTAGCTAAATGCTGAATGTACAATAGCTGGTCTTTTTTCACTGCTGCCGCAGTTGGATCCCAGTATGTGGTTGGCAAAGAACCATCAGCACGAGAAAAGACATCAGGCTCATTAATACCTATTGCATCTTTAAGCTTATCTTCTACTCGATCCCTTCCCCACTCAAAAATCTCTCCTGCGGGAGCTTGGAGTGGTGCTGGTAGTTTTTTAATAAAATCTGGTTTATATGCCATGTTTTTATCTCCTCATTATTTTAATTATACGTATGCTTTGAATCTTGGCTGTGGAGTACCTGAATTCTCTTTTGTTATCGCCTCCAATGTTGCACTGTGCATTCCTGTAATCGTTAAATTACCGACCACCTGCATTGGACCATCAGATGAAGTTCCGGTTTCGGCAGACGGAGTGAAACTTTTAAGTGCCGCTGATGCCTCTCTAAGCTCTTCTCCTGCCTTTAAAAGCGCTGCTGCTGCCGTAGAGGTTTCTTCCGCTGCCTCTCTCATTTTGACAGAGGCTTCATCTCCTCCTTCTGTGGGAGTTGTCGGGTTGATTTCTGCCGGGAGCAATGGTCCCTCTTCCACAACCCTCATAAAAGTCCCCTTTATCTTATCGATAATAGGCTTCATCTGCTCTTCCAACATTTGGTCAAACAATCCCACTGTTTCAGCCGTCAAGCCATCTATTACATCTCCAATTTTTCCAAAAACATTGTCTGACCCCACTAGCATTCCCAAAAACTTGACGGCTAGATCTTCCGCACCAGCCCTAATTTTATCTGCTTGAGGGATTGCGCCTTCTAAC